CCATAGTAACTGTAAATGAATTTGCATTTGGCACTGTAATGACTTCATAAGCAATGTCATCAAAATCAGCTGTTGTATATCCTGTCTCTCCTCCACCAGGTAATGATGTAGAACTAAATGTAAAGTAGTCTCCAACCTCTAGTGCGTGTGATGTTTTGTTAACTGTTACTGTTGCTGAACCTGTTGTTGATGAAAATGTACAAGATGTAATGGCTGTATCTAATGGTGTAATGTCATAAAAAGCATCACCATAAAATAAAAATAATCCTTTGTGAGTTCCAATAGCTGCGTACTTCTCGCCACTAATTGCTGCCCACGTGTGCTGGGCTCGCGCGGCTCCAGGCAATGTTTTTTGAGCAATAGTTAATTGTCTCCAACCACCTATTTTTTCAGGTAAGCCATATCTGAAACGAACAAAATCACCATCAATCCATTCGCCTTCTGCTCCTGATGCTGTAGTTTGTTTATTGAATCCTGGTTTGAAACCTAGTTTTTTTAAAGCCATAATAAACTATTATACTATAATTTGGCCAAAAATATAGTCCATTCTAGCTTAGATATCAATTATTTATTATAAAAATTAAAGGCTAAAGATATTCTAGTGTCGTCTTCATTACTCATTGCAACAGAATGAGGTAGGTTAGATTTAAATATTAACAATCTTCCTGGCACTGCTTTATACCAAACTAAGGGATAATCAATACTATCGGAAGATGTTATGACTGGATCACTAAGTGTATTATCTCTCCTAACTTTAAAATAAATTTTAGAAGATTTTTCTGAATCACTTTTTAAAAAATAAACAGCAGATAAACTAGACATAGAATGTGTATGAAATTCTTGATAATCATTTTTTTTATATATGTTAAACCAACTTTCTACACATTTAAAATCAGGTTTATACTTTAATTTATTTGCATATTCAATTACACATTGAAATATCCAATCATACAAAATTTTAAAATTATTATCTTTATGTATATTGTAATTATTTAAAGTATTATAAATTTTATTTGATATCCAATAATCCCCACCTTTTTTAATTTTCTTTTGTAAATTATTGCAAACTTTAATTAATTTTGTATCTATTTTTTTATGATTGGGGTTATCTAGATAACCAATTATTTTAGGAGACCAGTATTCTAGTATCATATTTTTATATAATGTTAAAACTAACTAATACTCTTTCTTTGCTTAAATTTCTTTCTGAATTCGAACTATGTGTCAACCAACTAGGGAATAACAACAAAGTTCCTATTTTTGGATAAAACCTAAACCATTCAAAAGAATATTTTGTATCTGATTTAATATGGTAATTTATTATGTAAGGATTTGGATTATGAAAATATAATGGATTACTTTTTTCATCCGTTTTAATGTAAATAACTCCAGACAATTTTGAATTAGCGTGAGTATGTGGTAATAAAACTGAATTTTTACCTTGTATATTAAACCAAGAATTTGCTATCGTATTATTGATAACAGTTCCTGTTTTATTTGAATATTCCAAAGTATTAGTTAATATTTTATTATTTAAATTTTTAAAAATATCATTATCTATTAAAAAATTAGTATTGCCTGTATGAGAAGAAGTAACATTATCTCCTGCTAAAATTTTATGAGCTTTTCCTAAATTTTTGTTTTTTACTATAAATTTATAAATTTCATTGCTTTCTTTTAAAGAAAGAATATCTGGACATTCTAAAATTAAAGTAGGAAAAAGAGCGTGATCTATGCTTTGTTTCATTTTATTTTTCAGTTGTTCCTGGTGCAACAAATTCAACATATCCAGTAAGTATGCTTCTTGATTTTTTTAAATCAGGCTGTCCCTTGTGTGTATGAGTAAAGTAAGCTGGAAAAATACAAACTCTCCCAATTTCACTATTGATTATTTTTTTATTAAAAAATTCAGTCCCACATTTATGTGAAGTTAAATATAACTGTATTGCTAAAATTCTATATGGATTAAGAAAACAATGTTCAGAATGATATTCTTTAAAAAAAGAACCTTTCTTCCACATTTTATATCTTAAATTAGTTAAATTCCAAAAAGAACTAGTTAAATTTACTTCTGGGTATTTTTCTTTATACTTATATATACAATTTAATAATAAATCATAATGAGAAAAATTTTTAAGATCAATATCAAAATATTGATATCCTCTATATTTATTATCTTCTTTTTTTAATTTTTTAGAATATTCTTTTATTAAAGATTTACAAATTTCTTTTGAAAAAACATTGTCAATAGTTAAAATAAAGTTATCATTCATTTTATCTAAGCGGAGGGCCATTAAAAAACATAGTCAAAGTTTTTCTAGAACCTTTAGTTACAGGGTTTACTTTATGATTTAAAAAAGATTTAAAAACTAACAAAGTACCTGGTTTAAATTTTTCAACAACATAAGGAACTGGATTACATAATAAAAACTCTCCTCCTTCGTATTTTTCTTCAGATAAATTAATTTGAACAGTTAATTTACAATCAAAAAAATTTGATCTTGAGGCATCATTATGCCAAGGATATTCTCCCTTATCTTTGCTAAAATATTTATTTAATAAAACATATGAAAAATCATTTATTGGGTTTAACAAATAACCAAAATTATGTTCATTTATGTTGTTAACTTGATGTTCTATATTATTTAACATATTTTTTATTTTTGAATATAGAATACAAAGTGTAGTTGTTTTTTTACCAAGTGCTTGATGTTCTTTATTTTCAACAACATCAAAATTTTTTTCTATAAAAGATAGTAATTGTTTTATTTGTTTTTTATTTAAAAAATCTTCAATATAAAAAAAATCAAAATTACTCATTTTTTAACCCATAATGGAAGCCCTAAATGAGGTCTTCCATCAAATATATTATTTTCTGCTTCTTTAGAAAAAGTATTATAATGTAAAAAAACTTGAGCACAATCTTCACCTTCAAAAGGTTCTCTCCAATGCTCTAATTCCATTCCTTTATAAACTAACATATCTCCAGGTTTTAAAATTATTTTAGTTCCTTTAGCATTACTTGTTAATGTAATTTTATTACCATCTGGAATACCTACATTTTCATTTGAACTTAAATAAATAGGCCACTCTTCTCCTCCTAAATTTAAAGTTGCAGATATCTCACAACTAAATCTGTCTTTATGTCTATGTAAAACATCTCCTTTTTTATATATTCTTGCATAAGAATAAGTTGGTATTAATTTTAATTTTGTATGTTTTTCCATAATAGGTTGAACCTTAATCAATAAAGTTTCCATAGCTACATCACCATAATGTGAATAAGTATTAGGTACTTGTTCATCTGTCCATATTCCCCATTCATCAGAAAATGGAGCAATTAATTTATTTTTAAATAAAGTCATAGCAACTTGTCTTTTCATTAAAAAATAATTGTAGACAAATATTGCTAAGTTTTTTGAAATAGCTTTTTTTATAATTACATATTTTTTATTTTTAAAACTCATATTATTTATAAGGATCACCTATGTTCCATATTACTAAACTATACCTTACTCCTTTTGTTACTGGTTTAACTCTATGCCATATAAAGCTAGGAAAAACAACTAATGAACCTTTAGATAATATTTCTTCACATTTTCTAATTTTTTCTTTTTTATTTGGAAATTCATTTTTAAAACAAAATTCTAATTCACCACCTTTGTATTCACTTGAATCAGATAAACTTACTGTTATAGATAATTTTCTAATTTTTCCTTTATATTGTCCTTCCTCATATGGTCTATCCCAAGAGTCTGTATGCCAATCATAATATTGATTTTTTTTATATTTAGTAAATTGACAAATTTCTGATGCATCCCATTGAAAATTCCATCCTGACTGTTCATTTGCTTCTTTAATGTATGGATGAATTTCTCTATATATCCAAGGATCACTCATCCAAACTACGTTTGAATTTCTAGTTTTTTTTAAATTTTTTATTTGTTTTTTATTTAAATCTTTTTTTTCTTTTGAAAATTTTCCAGTAAGACCTAAAGATTCATTTTGTGAAACTCCATATTTTATTATATTGTCACAAACTCTGTGTGGTATTGCATCTTTAAAATACCAATAATGATTTATTAAATTCATTAAATATATTCGTAAGTTATTGTTTGTATTATGTTTAAATTGTTTTTATTTATTATTTGATAAGTACATATTGAAGGAAACATAACAAATTTATTTGTAGTTAATTCAATTTCCCAACTTTTTCCTTTTCTTCTATTATCATCATAGTAAAATATAACAGAACAATCTTTTGCATTTACTCCATATAATAAAACATAGTCTGGAGAATTTCTTAAATCAACTTTATTGACTTGTAATAAAAGATTTGTTTTTTCATTTGGAAAAAAAATATTTCCAAAGGTTTCTTTATTACATAAATTTAAATTATATTTTAAACGAATATGCTCAATTAAATATTTATTTAACATATCCCAAGGAATTGAAAATTTTAAATTTTTTTGTTGTAAATTAGACTGTAGTATATCGGAAGAAAGTTTTTCTTGATCTATTTCAAAACCTTCTGGCATTTCTACCATACCATAATAAAGGTTAGTTTCTGATAATACTTTCTTTTGTATATTATTCATAGTTTTCTTTATGAAAAATATTTTTATATTATTTTTATAAAAAAATCAATAATAACTATATAATTTTATGTATTTTTTGTAACAAAATCCCAAGATTGAGTTTCTTCATTCCAAATATAAGTAGATAGAAGTTTTTCTTCATCTGAAATTTGTGGTGCATCTCCAATTGGAGATTCCCATCTAGCTTCAGACATATTTTTAACCCAAGATGGATAAGGTTTTGGTGGCCAAAAAATTTGATCTATAGCATCCCATTCATAGCCTATGCCCGCATAATTTCCTCTAAATGGAGTTCCCCCTTTTTTATGGGTATTTTTAGATGTATTATAAGATGTTTTAATCCACATATTAGCTGGCCAATTATTGTGTTTTTCTAAATAAGCTTGACCGATTGCTTCAACTTCAGATCCTTCAGAATTCCTAGTATCTTTATCATCAAGTGTTAAAACAGCTAATACTTTATTTTCATTTGATATTTTTGCAAAATGAGCCATATATTATTCCTATTGAAATTTATACCTTATAATAACTATACCAGAACCGCCAGACGTATATCCGCCGCCTCCTCCACCTCCAGTATTTATAGTTCCAGATGTTGCTATAGGTTCTGCTTGGCTATATCCTCGTCCGCCACCGCCATAACCAGGATTTCCTGTATTGGGGGAATCAGCATATCCAGAGCCACCTCCAGCATAATATCTTAATGGTGCACTTGGGCCTGGAGTTCCTACAGATGGACTTGGATTTATTTGTGTGCCGTGTCCAGGGCCTCCTGGGCCAGCAAACTCAATTCCTCCAGAAGTACCTCCTCCGCCATTTCCGCCAGGACTAGCCGCTCCGCCTCCGCCTCCTGAACCTGAATATTGATTAACTAATGAAGTTCCGCCAGGATTTCCTTGTGGTGGACTTGTTGGTGGAGTATTTCCTACTCCAGCTGGAATACTGTTTCCATCTCTTCCTACTCCTCCGCCCGATCCTCCAGAACCACCAGGTGTTGGGCTAACTGGGAAACCTCTTCCTCCAGCTCCTCCACCAGCAGATGTTATAGTAGAAAAAACAGAATTTGTACCAGGACTTTCACTTGGTGAAGGGTTTCCTCCACCACCAACTGTAATTGGATAACTTGTTACTGAAACTGGTAAACTTGTTGGTGTTGCCAAAGGACTTGCTGTGTATGGACCAGAAGTTGTGGGATTGTATGATTCTCTAAATCCACCTGCTCCTCCGCCTCCTCCAGCAAAAGTTCCTCCGCCCCCAGCAACGACAAGATAATCTACGTTTGCATATGTAGGTTCTTTTGCTGATTGAACTTCAAAAGTTCCAGGCCCTGTAAAAGTATGAATTCTATAATCACCATCTTCAGTGATAGTTCCACCTGTAGCATTAATATATAAAGGAGCACTGGATCCTGCTAAACCATATCCACCTGCAGAACCTCCGCCTTTTGAACCTAAAATTGGCATCTTTCTTATATCCTCCTATTATGCAAACTGCGTTTGCGCTGCTAACACTGTGAAAGTTGATCCTGCAGTTTTAATTGCAGTGTATGTGTAAACATCGTTTGATGAAACGTTACCAGCTGTAGGGGCTGCGCCACCTTGCCAAACTGGAGTTACCGCTGAACCATCAACTTTTACTGTTGCGTTATAGTACGCTGTTGCGTTTTGCTTAGAAATATATGCTACTGTTACAGACTCACCTACATCCATAGTTGAATCTAAAG